TTAAACCCCCAGATTTGTTTATCAGTAACAGCAGACGTCCCTGTTATGTCAAAGGTTCCACCCCTTGCGTTTTGCTCATCGTAATAACCTTCTCTTTTCAGTATCATAATATTCGTTTTTAATTATACAAAATTACACTTTATTTGCTTATCAAAATATATCCTGTCAATTCTTCTGCAAGATCAAAAAATATAGTATCAATCAATCCATCAACATAAGTAAATTGCGGCATTTGCTGAAGTTGATAACGAGTGGCCGCATCGACTGTAATTATACATCTGACATTCGGATTTTCCCCGTAATCTTCAGCTAAATTAAATCCATCCAATTGATCAGATTGATAGCCGGTTATTGTCGGTAATGCTGAGTCGGCAAATTCTATTTTCTTAACATTAGGATCATTACCCCAAATCAAAGCCATTTCATATTTATGACTATTTGCAAGTGCTAACGTAGGATGAAGTCCTATTAAATTATTCGGAGCCAGATAAAGGCCCCTTCCTGAAAATACTGACTTGTAGATTATTGCTGTCTGTCCGGCAGTTGGACATTTACCTGTTCGGAAATCATCTGATACATCAACCGTATTTGTATCAACGTCAATAATAGAATAAGGAATACCAATATAATCAACTAAGTAATAACCGATTGCTTTCTGTCCTGCTCCAATATCATTTGAATTAACTACACTTACAGAAACTCTATAAGTAGCAGGATCGTCAACTGTCTCAGAAGTCAATTTAAAGACATTTGCGGCAATTGTTTTCCATGCGACGGTAGGATTATATTTGGATGCTATTGTCATGCGAAAATTAATTCAATTCTTATTGCTAAAATAGTTGGTGCAAGTCCCTCAATCAATACAGTTGCCCCGTTTGCCAGAATTCCGGAATAAGCTGCATCAAACGGAACTAAAAGTCTTTCATTAGCCCCGTCAATCTCAAACACGTTAACGGCTGCTATTTTTCTGCCTGTTAGAGTGTGAGTTATAAGTAAATTAGTCGTGCTATTCGCAGCTAAAGTCCATCCGGTCGGGTAGTCTGTTGTTTCCGTTGCAGCCGCTACCCTTGCAGCTACCGTTGTCTGTGCTGTCAGATCAATCGAATAAACTGTCTGAGTAACTCCTGAAGGAATAGAATTTGAAACCGTTATAGCATATGCCATAACCTCAGCGAGTGCATCTTCTACGTTATCGGCATCGTAAAGGTCGCCAGAATCAGTAATTAAAGTCTGTAAGGCAGTTTGCACTCCGGCTGCCGTAAATGGTTCTAATGTCGTTAAATCGGGCAGGAACCAGTAAAGCACTCCGTCTATATTGACAAGCATGTATTCGCTTCTCGATCCTGACGGAATTCCGGCCAATACTGCCGCTTCATCAACCCACGCCACACCATTGTTTAAATACCATTCATTTAATGGCCTTTGTGACATCATTTTAAAACCTATAACCTTCTCGCTTCCTGCCATGTTTTAGAATTTAAATGTAACTGTATGATCAGTTACAGTTGCCAAACAAATCAAAGTATAAATAGTGTATCCGATCGTTGTTCCGCTGATTGTAAAATTAACCGCCGTAATTGCAAAACCTGAAATTATTTCATCGTTATTGTCATCCAGAATACTTGACAGGGCCCCGAATGTAGTCGGATAAGCAAAACAGAATCGAGCGTCTGACATCGTGTATTCAAACACCTGGTCAACCTTTTCGGCTGTTGTAGGGCTTATTAGTTTTACTTCTGTCTCAGAAGGAGCAGCACTTGTAACAGTTCCGACATACATAGGTGTTCCGGCAACTGGCGGGGTTGTTACTTCAACCGTTGCGCCTAAATTGTCAACATTAATCCCGATTGCGTTTTTCTGAGTGAGTTTCAAAGATACCTGATAAAGGGTACTGCCTCCGAAGCGATCCTGTCCTATTTCACCAGATTTGATATACTGAATGCCATTGACCATAAATATATCCAGACTCGAAGCCATGCCAAGACGTGCAGCCATGTAGTCAGGAATACCGCCAGTCTTTAATACCCGACCAGAATAAAATGAAGCTGAAAGTATTGTTTTACTTTGAGATCCTTCAAGTACTTCCGATTCATCCGTGTCGTTAGGGTCAATGTCAATTGCATCGACAAAGAAATCTAAGTAATTCCCGGTACTGGTAAGAATTGACCAGTCTATAAATCTGTCATCTAAATCAGATTCTACACGATCTAAGTTAGTGTATTTTATATACTTAACTGTTCCTTTTGCAAGTTCGGCTGTGAGATCATAGCAATAAATAGGTTCGCTTGTTAATACGTCCGTTCCCTGAGTTGCGGTAAACCATACCTTTTTATCGTAATAACTTGAATTTAAAGTAACTATAAAGTTTGTAAAATATCTTACATCAGATGTGCCATAACTCTTATCATAAGATTGTATATTTTCTTCTATATCAACAGTTCCCTCGTATGAATTTAAAGTAATATCATCAGCTGAATCTGATTCAAATTGAAGATAAACGACATGATCTTTATTGAACTTTTGATAGTAAGGAAGTATTTTATTATTGCCTTGATAGCGTGAAGCATAAAGCGTGTTCCACATATTCGGGTAAGTGTTCGATGTAGGAACATTTTTGAAAGTGATACTATTTAAAATTGAGCTTGCTATCATGGTATATATCTTTCAATTATAGTTATCTCCGCTTTGTCCTCATTGTTTTTCTTCTTCAAAGATAGTAAATACCCAGAAACGGTATCTGAAATAGTTAAATATCCTAAAGAATTCGCAGAAAGTATTTCTAAATCCGTCTGAGTGAATAAACATTCGACTGTATGTTTAATAGGTTTGAAAATCGGGTCCGCCAAAGTCGAAACATGAATATCATCACTCTCTTTTATCGTATAAGTCTCCCCAGTTGTTTCTAATGTACTGGATTTGTCTGTCTTTTGAAACTTCAACACACTTACGAGCGCATCCGGGCGGGTCATTCCTGATTTAATCCTATTCCCGTGACGTATCAACATTCTGGATGGAGTGAAATATCTATTCAAAAGACTTTCGCCAAAGATACTTGACCCATTATCTACTGATATGTTTTCATTCGTTTCAGGTATCCATTGATAAGGAGTACTTTTTTGAGTCTTAACTATAAAATTATCAGAGTCACCTTTCTTATCTTCCGTGTCATCATCAGTTAAAGGATTTGCCAAATTATCTAAAATTCCCTTAGTGTCTCCCCGGAGTGCTGAAATATTCTCAAACTTAGTATCAGTACCCATTATCGATGTACGTTGATTAGTCGTGTTTGGTTCGGCACGTCCATTAACCGTGAGATATTCGTAACTATCAAAACCGGATTTTAGACTGGCAGGTACAAGTTCTTTCATTACCGCTGACTGAATATCGTATTTATTTATCCGGGATGATAGATCCAATACCTCTACATCCTGAAAATAATGAGCGTATTCCTCAATTCTTAATCTATAAGTACTTTCGCCCGTGATCTTTTCGATTGAATACCCGACGTTCCAAATCGCTTTCAAGCTCTTGAATAGATCTTCAAAATTAAGTGTTAAGGTATTTTCTGCATCACTTAGAAGTAACCCTCTTTGATTTAATCCTGATTGAATGTGTGCGAATCGTAATTGATTCTCAGTAGCATAAACACTCCCTGAAGCATTATAAGGCGTATCTGTCCGTCCAAAGAAATCAGAGTAAAAGGGATAACGAACGTCTAATAGGTGTTGCAAAAGTCTTTCCGTTGCTTCGTAAACTGGAAATCCTTCTGTTGATGTGGCGGGAGCCTCGGCAATTCGTTGAATTAAAATAATAGATTGCCATGCCATGTGAGCCGAATAAGTAGCGTCTATCCCAGCTGTTTCAACGACAAACTTTAAGCTATTACCTTTTGTGATGCTAATTGTTTCAGATCCTAAAAAATAGTATCGCTTAACTATTCCACCAAAACCACCAATAGTATATGAGTTGATTATATTTGATGCGGCATCTGTTTCGAGTAACTTTAAAGTCCACGGGTAAGAACCGACATACCTGTCTGTCACGTCAACAGCAATATCATAATACACCTCAATATCCGTATAATCATATAAGGCTGTTTTAAAAAAAGCAGGCACGGCAGATAAAGCCAAGCGAGTACCCCACCCTACCGCTTGTAGCTCAGCAAATGAGCCTCTTGTAATTACATCTAAAGGAAGGCAAGTATAATCCAATACTCCGGCGGTATGATATAACTGAGAGCTTTGAGTTACTTTATCTACTACGCATCTATTCACCACATTAGTAGCAGCGTAATATAACCCCTTTTTAAGTGCCGGGTAATCAGTAATTGTAAAGTCTCCTATTGATACCAACTTTGTAATGTCGACATCAATATCTTTTCTGTTTTCTAATTTAGTTTGAATTGAATTATTAACAGCTTTTACCCGGACTCCGAAAGCGAATTTACCGACCTTTACAGTCTCGTAAAAGTTGAAGTTAATATCAAATGAGTTTGGAAATTCAACATAAGCACGTGTCGAACTTTTCCACCAATAAATATGTAATTCACATTTTGCGTTTAATTCAGAGTTGATAAAAAGGTTCTTGAGAAATTCCGCACCGTTCCCGACAAATGTTAATGAGTCACATACGAAAGAAATAAACACGCCCCCGATATCCAAGTCACGCTCTATGTTAAGACTGCCGGAAGCCCATTCCAACGGCTCTGGATTACATATAACCGTCTCTGAGCCACTTACCAGTTTAAACAGGTATTTGGCGGGTGTATTGGACTGTATGTCTTGAGGAAAAGCCATTAATTTCTATGTAAAAGTTTGTTTAAATAAATTGTCTGCGAATGGCTTGTAGCCTGTCCGATTACTCTATTATCTCTATCAATTATATTAACCGGTTTGTTTAAAATTGCTTTTTTAACTTCGTCCATTTTGTTCAAGAGTCGTTCATCCGTTATTTGATATCCTCCGATTTTCCGATCTGTCATCCCGATCATCTTTTCAGTTTCAGGATTAGAAAAAATCTTTGCGCCTTTGAATTTTGAACCTTCAAAATAGGTTGGTTTTTCAACTATCCCAACGTCTCCGGATTTAAGGAACATTAATTCCCTTCCGGATTCTCCTGCAATAAACTTATCTTTTGCACTCAGAGTACCTTTTTTGTAAGCTGCAATTGAAGCTAAAGACAAGGCTGACATACCTAACACCCACGGAATTTGAGCTAATGCCATTGGAGCTAAAGCTGCTGTAATAGGATTTGATAATAAAATAGCTGCCTCGGCCTGAAGTTCAAAAACAGTTCTTGCCGTTTTTATTCCAACCTCAATAGCGGATTCGAGCTTATTAGCTATTTTCTGTCTTTTCTTTATAGCGTTTTCTTGCTTTTCATACTTATCATTAATTTCCTTCTTCTGATCTGCAGTTAGTTTTTCATTGTCTAATTCTCTTTCTTTTTGTTCTTCCAGTTGATCAATCTTGTTGTTATTTGCATTTTCATTTATCGTAAATAAAGAATCCATTGCCTCGTTTAGAAACTCTTTTTTAGTTTCTAATATGTCTTTTTCGAGATCTTCCTGTAATTTTTTTAACTCTTTGGCTTCTTCTTGTTTTGCATCCCATTCAGTTTTTGCAGCCTCCCGGTTAGATTTAAAGAGCTGTCTCTGGAAATCAACTTCGCTGTTCCATTTTTCATCAGCAGCCTTGGCTTCTTCTTTGTCTATTTTATCCCAGTAAGCATTAAATTCGTCTTGTGCTTTTTTTATCTCCTCATTTTTCTTTTTCTCAGCGTCAACCTCATCCTTTAGTAGTTCTTTTTTAGCGGTTGTAATCGTTCGTGCAACCCTCATTTTTCTTCCTGCACTCTCAGTCTCTAATTCTATACCTCTTGCAATAGCCTCCTGCATTGCTTTGTCATCCTCATCCCTGAATTGTCCTGCTTTTTTCTTTTCATCATTCGCAATTGAAAGTAAAAGTATTTTTCTATTTTGATTCGCAATCTCATCATCTGTAACTTTATTCTCCAAATCCAAGGCAGTTTGTAAGGCTGCAATCCTGACTTCAATAGACTTCGTTTCATCAGCATAAAGTAGTCGTGCTTCTTTGATCTTTAGATTAGCTTCAGCCCTCGGAACTATCATCCCTCTTTCAAGGTCTTCAAGTTGCTGCATCCCTAAAGTATATTTTTCCATAGATTCAGAAGCAATATCCATGCTCATTCCAACGTCTGACCACGCAGGGCCGAATACTGACATTAGAAATTGCCAGAAATGGCTTGCTTTTTTCTCAGGTTTTTCAAAAGCATCTGACATTTTCTCGCCTCCGGAAATAAGTTCTCCGGTAAGTACACTAAACGCAGCCTTTAAACCTGATATTTTTCTTTCCAGTAATTCAGCACCTTTTTCAGACTTGGTAAAAAATGCGACTAATGGGGCCGATATTGCTAATATAATACCTGCAATTGAAGCTCCGGCTGGCCCGATTGAACTTAATTTAGTTGTAAAATTAGTTATAGAACTGGCGGCTCTTCCGACCGGCCCCGGCAATCCTCCTAACTGATCCGCATATCCGCCTACTCCTCTTTGATGCCTATTTGTTGTAGCTTCGGCTTTTCCTATCTCACGACTTAATTTATTTATCTCATCTGCGGCTGCCTTTGTTCTTGTTCCTGACTGATCATAAGCCTTTGTTAACTCAGCAAGTTTCAGCCTCATCCTGACAAGTGATGTTTCGGCTAATCCTTCGGCTTTTACTTCATTAAGTAACGCTTTATTCTTTTCCTGAATAGCGATCTTCTTAGCGATTAACTGCTTAACCCTTCCATCCTCAAGTTGAATTAATTTAGCTTCACTTGCTGCTAATTGTTTGTCGAGTGTATCCTGTTTTTTACTTTCATCGGTTGTTTGTTTTTGCTTATTGATAAGATCTTCTAATGTGGTGGCGTTATCCTTAGTAGATTTAGTGCCGTCATCGATAGTTTTTACCAACTTCAGGTAACTATCTGACAGTTTATTTACAATTCCATCAACCGAGGTTAAACCCTTGTAAATCTCCTCAATTTGCGCTATTTCTTGACTCTTCGCCATTTCGTGATTGTTTTATGCGTTCTTCAGCCATTGCCTTTAATTCAACAAATGTTATCAATCTCATTGATTCATTATAAGGTTCTGACATATAATTGAAAACAGAATAGATAACTTTTGTTAATTTTACACCCTCTTGTTTTTCCTCCTCCGGGTACATTTCCCGATACTTTGCTATTTTATGCTCTACATAGTCATAGAACTCTTTCAAGTCTTTAGGTTCCTTTATTTCGATCCCGGTGTGTTCTTTTACGGCCTCGATGACATTCTTTAATTGATCAGAATCTTTATAGTCCTTTTCGAGTATGATTTTCCAGGCATTTATCCGGGGCCTTAATTCAAATTCAATCTTAACAGCCTTACAAAGAGCCTCTAATTTCTGTAACCTGCGATAACTATTTAACTTGTCGAACTCATCCTGTAAATTATCAATTGTTTTGCCCCCGATGGAATCAAATATCTCTTTAGTTAGTTTTTCAAGCCTCTCATGAAATAGCCATAAAGGAGTAAACCAATATCTTTTCAGACTGTGAGCATTCTTTGTCGCATCTAAAAGGATAATATCTTTGAGCGTTATTTCATGAAGTTTTTTGATCATTGAAATACTAATTTTAAATAATCGTTTACAAGTGCGGCATCATTTATCTTTTGCGCTTTCGGTTGATTTTCTGGAGACACACCGAAAATACTATCTTTGTCACCTGAACTATAATTTTTAGACAAATAACCAGATTTAAAATCCTTTGATGCTATAAAATATTCCTTTTCATCAGGCATTGTTAAAAACATTGCTTCTTGAAAATCTCCTTTTAGCCAAAAATTTGGTTTTGTTTTGCCTGTTTTTTTTGCGTATGCTTTAGTTAGTGTTTGTTTGCCAGTTGAGTTGTGAATTAATGGCTTTCCGTTAGCATCCTTACTTTGTAAAAATTGCATCCGGTTAAAATCAACCGTCTTTTCAGCATTTGACTCAATAACGCGGACGACATTAGCGGTGAAATTCGCTAAATACTGATTTGACTTCTTTTGTATTTCAAGTATCCGGGGCATTTTCATTTAATAAAAAAGGGGTCATTTTATCATTCGACCCCTCTATGTAAACTAAGCATTACTGCCTTTTGTTTTCGGCACTTTGACTCCCAGGGCCTTTCCTATTTCCTCAGCCGTCTCCGTCACATTCCCCTTCAATGAGTGTTCATAGAAATTCAAGAACTCTTTCCATGTCCATTCTTTCCACTTCACCGAAGGGCTGGTTGTGTTAATATCCACGTTCCCGAATTTCATTAGACAGGAATATTAAGAACATTAGACAGATAAGTCACATGAGAAGCAGCGATAGTTTCAGCCTGTATCTCAAAGTCTCCAGTCATCTTTGCAGCTCCATTAAGGAAAGTAAGGGTATAAATTCCTATCGCTGCTGATGTTGCTGTTATGGCTGTGGCCGCTCCTGCTGCATCGGTACTAACTGACCTGACTACCCATTGAGCATAAGTTGTAAGCCCGGCATACGGAAGCCCTGACACCCTGTGAGTAGCTTTCAAAACAACCGTCCCGCCAGAACTTTCATAATCGGTTATGATTTCGATATTAATACCGACCGGTACAGACTCGACAAGTTCCCTGCGATCAAAAGCAGTCCTGATGATCTGATAGTTTTTGATCTGCTCAACATCATTAAACATAATATCAAACGGGCAAGCTTTCTGTTTGCCATCTCCGCCTGCTTTCGGGAAGTTGTAAGAAACAAACATACGTCCGTTAAATCCAACTACTTTCCCGGTAGAATCAAGCGGGGCCATAATGTTTCCGTCAGCCAGAACCATTACAAAGTCGTATTCCTTTGCGTCAGCTCCAAACCAGGTGCGGTAATCTTCCCAGCTCATAAATCCATATCCAGTAAACTCAGGTTCAAAGTCTTTTGTTTTTTCTTTCAGCCCGGTGTTTGCGGTTGTAAATTCAGGTGCAGCGGTTTTTTCTTCAAAACCCCTTGCGAGGTTAATGTAAGTGCCAACA